CGATTAGCAGCCCCCAGTATGCGTGCGGTCTGCCCGGCTTTTCGGCTACAGCGTGTGATCACGGATTGAGCTGGTGACGCCGCACGGCGTCTCGGCACTCCTGCACAGGAGGAAGCGCATGGATGAGAAGACGCCTACGGGATTGACGGCGGCTGGCAAGAATCTTTGGGTCGACGTGTCGGGGAAGTATCAGCTGCGGGCGGATGAGCTGCGGGTGCTTGAGGACGCGGCTCGGGAGGCTGATCTGGTTGCGTTGATGGAGCGTGAGCGGGTTAAGGCCGGGTTCAAGCTGATCGTGCGCGGGTCGCAAGGCCAGGACGTGATCAACCCGTTGATCTCGGAGCTGCGGCAGCATCGGGCGACGTTGGCGTCGCTGCTGCGGCAGTTGAAGTTGCCTGATGAGAACCCGGAAGCAGCGGCGGCTGCGCGGTCAGCGGAGATGCGTGGCGTAGCGAACGCCCGCTGGTCAAGGCGTGGCGCTTAGCCTCGCGTCTCGTGTCGACACTGCCGAATCCGAGTTCGCGGACATCATCGCCTGGTACGAGGCCCTGCTCGAGCGGACGTTCCCACCGACTGACCTGGCGTGGGAGCCGATCAAGGTCGGCCCGACGTGGCGGTACGACGACGGATGGGTGTTGCCTCAGTTCACGTTGGGGTGGCGGGTACTCGCGTGGTGCGGGGTGTGGCTGCGGGATAAGAAGGGGCAGCCGTGGCAGTTCACGGCCGAGCAGACCCGGTTCGTGCTGTGGTTCTTCGCGATCGACCCCGAGTCCGGTGACTTCCTGTTCCATTCGGCGGTGCTGCAGCGGCTGAAGGGCTGGGGTAAGGACCCCCTCGCGGCCTGCCTGTCCGTCGCGGCGCTGTTCGCCGAGGTCACGTTCGACCATTGGGATGGTGACCGGCCGGTCGGGCGGGAAGAACCCAATGCGTGGGTGCAGATCGTGGCCGTGTCGCAGGAGCAGACGCAGATCACGATGAAGCTGTTCCCGTCGTTGATCTCGGCGGATGCCCGCCGGCGGTATGGGATCCAGGTCGGGAAGCTGAACGTCTGGGGGCTGGGCGACACCCGGCAGATCCAAGCCGTGACCTCGTCGCCGCTGGCGCTCGAGGGGGGCCGGCCCACGCTGGTGGTCCGGAACGAGACGCAGAACTGGAACTCGTCCAACGACGGTCACACCATGGCCGGCACGATTGAGGGCAACGCCGCGAAGTCTGAGGGCGGGGCTGCGCGGATGCTGGATATCTGCAACGCCTACCGCCCGGATGAGGACTCGGTGGGTGAACGGGCCCGCGAATCGTGGGACGCCACCCAGGGCGACAACCCTGAGACGGCCGAATTCGGGTTGCTGTACGACTCGCTTGAGGCCCCGCCTGAGGCCCCACTGACCGCGGTGGCAGCTCCGTCGGTGGTGGATGCGATCCGCGGTGACGCGGTATGGCTGTCGACGAAGCGGATCGTCGCGTCGATCTTGAATCCGGCGAACTCCGCATCGGAGTCGCGGCGGAAGTGGTACAACCAGATCGGCGCTTCTGAGGAAGCCCGGTTCGACCCCAACCGGGTCAAGCTGTGCGCGGTCGACGAACGCCTCGCCCCGGGCGACGAGATCGTGATCTTCGGGGACGGCTCGAAGTCCGATGACGCCACCGGCCTTGTCGGGGTGCGAATGTCCGACGGGCTCACGCAGGTTCTGCATGTGCAGCAACCGCGGCGGAAGAAGATCGTCGACCGCGGCGCCGTCGATCAGGCTTTGACCGAGGCGATGTCCACCTACCGGGTCGTCGCGTTCTGGTTCGACCCGTCGCATGCGAAAGATGACAACGCGGAGGGCGACGACTCGTTCTGGATGCCGCTGTGCGACGACTGGGCCGCCCGGTATGGGCCGCGGCTGAAGTTCTGGGCCGTGAAGACCGGCGATGGCCGGCATGCAGTGGCCTGGGATATGTCGACCTCGACACGGCAGGCCATCTTCGTGCCAGCCGTGGAGCGGCTCGAGACCGATATCGACTCTGGCGAGTTCCGGTTCGCGCGGTCAGCGTGGCTGCAGCGGCACCTGATCAATGCCCGCCGCCATCCCGGCCGGTTCGGGGTGTCGATGCGGAAGGAAGGCCGCGAATCGGCGAAGAAGATCGACCTTGCAGTCTGCGCCGCGGGCGGCCGGATGCTGCGACGCCTCGTCGAGCTGTCCCGCATCAACCACAACACTGGCGCACCCGGCGCCGGCCGGGCGATAGCACTCTGACAGAAGGGAGCAAGCCGTGACCGCAGCCGTGTCGCTGCTTCCCCCTCAAACGGGGAACATGCTTCCCCCGCCGTCCCCGCAAGGCCTTTCCGATGACGAACGGGATCTGGCTGCTGGGTTGTCGGCGAAACTGTCGGTGCAGACCGTCACGATGGAGGTGCGCAACTCCTACTACGAGGGGACGCAGCGGCTCGCGAACCTCGGGGTGTCCATCCCTGAACAGCTCGCCGGTGTCCGCACCGTGGTGGATTGGCCGCGGATCTGTATCGACCCGTTGGTGATGCGGCAGGTCATCGACGGGTTCCGCCTGCCCGGCGCGTCCGATGTCGATACGGAGATGCGGGCCCACTGGCACGCGAACAACTTGGACAGCGAGTTCCCGCTGTGTGCGTTGGATTCCTTGGTTTGCGGGCCCGGGTACATGATCATCGGCTCACCTGATGTCGCCGGGGATTCACCGCTGGTGACGGTCGAATCACCGTTCAACATGGCGATGATGTGGGATCCCCGTCGCCGGATGACGACTGCCGCGTATCAGGCGTACCAGGTTGAGGGGATCTACTCGGCGGTGCTGTACCTGCCGAACGTGACGATCTACATGTCCCGTGACCGATACCAGCAGTGGACGGTCGATGACCGTGATGAGCACGGTTTCGGTGAGGTGCCGGTGGTGCGGTTCGCGAATCGGCAACGCGCCGCGAACCGGGAAGGCCGCTCGGAGATCAGCGCGGCGATCATGAACACCACCGACTCGGCGGTGAGGTCGCTGCTCGGTATGGAGATCGCGCGGGAGTTCTACTCCATCCCTCACCGGTACGGCCTGGGTCTGTCGGAGTCGGATTTCGTGGGCGCGGATGGCACCCCGAAGACGGCGTTGCAGATGTCGATGAACAAGTTCTTGGCGTTCGAACGTGACGAGAACGGGCAGCTGCCGCAGGTGGGGCAGTTCCAGGCGTTCGACCCATCAGTGTTCTCGAAGATCGTCGACACTCATGCCAAGTTGATGGCGTCGTTCACGCAGTTCCCCCCGGACTACTTCGGGCTCGTGTCCACAGCCAACCCTGCTTCGGCGGATGCGATCCGCGTCGCCTACGACGGGATGAACCGCCGCGGCCTGCAGGTGCAGAACCAGAACAGCGACCCCCTCCGCCGGGTCGCCGGGCTGATCTGGCGGTTCGCGAACGACGGGCAGGAACTCCCCGCCGACATTAGACGGATCCAGCCCGAATGGGTTGACGTGGAAACTTTCACACCCGGCGCGGCAGCGGATGCGATGTTCAAGCAAGCGCAGATGGGCGCCGTCCCCGCAACATCAGATGTCGTGCTGAAGAAGCTCGGCTGGAACGCCTCCGACCGTGAACAACTAGCGATCGACCGGAAGGTCGACGCAGGCGCGTCCGTCCTCGCCGAGCTCGCCAACTCGGTGACATCGAAGCTGCAGCGGGTCGACATGAGCATCGCCCGCACGATCAACCCGGCCGCGGTGAAGGCTGACACGCCGACCGATCCGAACTCGAACACGCCGCCCAATGTCGGCACCCAGTAGCGCCCAAGCGTCGCAGGCCGGCCTCGCGGTCGTCGTCACCCGCGAAGTTGACCAGGCATGGCATCTGCTCAACCCATCTGACTTGCAGTCCACGTTGCCGCAGTTCAAGACGGCGGTCCTCGCCCTGTCGCACCGTTACGGGCTCGCTTCAGGTGCGTTAGCGGCGCAGTTCTACCAGCAGATGCGCCGCGACGCTGGTATCCGCGGTCGCGCACCCCTGCTCGTCGCAGACCCGGCCCGAGCTGAGCAGGTGAACCGCGTCATCGACTGGGCGACAGGACCCCTATGGGGACAATCCGACGTCCCTGCCGCGCAGACGAAAGTCCGTGGGGCTGCCGAGAAGATGGTCCTCGACGTAGGCCGCCGCACCATCATCGACACCGTCCACCACGACCCTGCCGCCACCGCCTGGGCACGTATCGCTGAGCCCGGGGCTTGCGAGTTCTGCGTCCTGCTCGCAGGCCGCGGCTCCATCTACAAGCAGGACACCGCCGGGTTCCAGTCACACGATCACTGCCGCTGCCATGCGGCGCCGATCTTCACCGGCTGACCGCTCTTGCGCCGCACGGCGCACCAACCCTCCGCACGGAAGGTCAACCATGTCCGAACCGACCGAGACCGCCACCGAAACCGAGCCGGTAGAAGCCGCCCCTGCACAGGAGCCTGCTGACACCGACTGGAAAGCCGAAGCCCGCAAGTGGGAGAGCCGCGCGAAAGAGAACCACGCGAAGCTCAAGGACGCCGAACCGAAGATCGCCGAATACGACCGGCTGATCGAAGCGTCCAAGACCGACCTCGAACGCAAGACCGAGGAAGTCACCCGCTGGCAGACCGACGCGGAGAAGTGGCGCACCGCCGCGGTCGCATCCCGCATCGAAGCCATGGCTGCAGTCGACTTCGCTGACCCGTCCGACGCCGCAACGGCACTCGCGGACCCAGCGAAATACCTCGACGCTGGTGGCCAAGTCAACGAGACGGCGATACAGACGGACTTGGCTGCGCTGCTCGAACGCAAACCGCACTGGCGACGCCAGGACGGACAGCCGGCACCCCGCGTGCCGGCCCCCAATCATGCCCAGGGCTCTGGGGTGGGCGGGAAATCGGCGCCGGACCCGGCAGCCGAATTCGGTGCATTGATCACGGGCCAACTGAACCGGTCCTGAGCCCTAATCTAGGAGATCCTCCATGGCTACCCAGCCCACCCAGTTGGCGTCAGTTGCGCCCACACTGCTACCACCCACCATCACCGAACCGATCTTCAACAAGGCGGCCGAGCAGTCGGCCGTCATGTCCCTGGCCCGCCGTGTCCCGCTGTCGGTGTCGGCCGCTACCGCGATCCCCGTCCCGATGGACATCCCCGTCGCGGGGTGGGTCGTGGAAGGTGGCGTCAAGCCGGCCGCGCAGGTCGGTGTCGGCGTGAAGGTCATGACCGGTAAGAAGGTCGCGCTGCTCGTCCCGGTGTCGCAGGAAGTCGCGCTGACGAACCCGGGTGCGATGTACTCGAGCATCTCGCAGGATCTGCCGACGGCGATCGCGCGGGCGTTCGACCAGGCCGCGATCAACGGTAAGGATCTCCGCTCCGGCGGCGCCGGCCCGTTCTCCGACTACTTGGCGCAGACCCCTAACAGCGTCGTCCTCGGCACCGCAGCGGCATCGGCCGGCGGCATCTACACCGACATCGTCAACGGTGAGGGCAAGGTCGTCGACAAGAACTACGACTTCACCGGTTTCGCGGCCGACCCGCGGTTCAAGGTCGACGCGAAACTGTCCGTGGACACCGTCGGCCGGCCCCTGATCCAGGGGCAGGACATGTCGGCACTCATCTCCGGTTCGAACGTGCAGACCTGCGACGGGTACCCGATCTCGTACAGCAAGGGCGTGTCCGGGCGGTACTGGCGTGCCGGTGACAAGGTGCAGCTGGTCACCATCGTTGGCACCCCGACGGGCGGCACATTCGTGTTGTCCTCGGGTGGGAACTCGACGACCCTGGCCTACAACGCCGCGTCAACGACGACCGTCCAGAGCGCCATTCAGGCGTGGGGCGGCATCTACGCCGGCGTCACCGCTACCGGCTCCGCTGGCGGTCCGTATACCTTGACGTTCGCTGATCTCGCATCGAACGTGCAGGGCGCTGCGGCCCCCTTCGCGGTCGATCAGCGGCTGCTGACCGGCGGCACCGCCGCGACCAGCTTCGCCACCATCGTCGGGTCGGGCCCGGGTGGTGTCGATTCCGGTCTGCGTGCCATCGGTGGTGACTGGTCGCAGTGCGCCTACGGCGTCGGCATGGACATCAGCATCCAGGTGTCGCGGGAGGCGTCCTACTTCGACGGCACTACCTGGCACTCCGCGTTCCAGGAGAACCTCGTGCTGCTGCTCGTCGAGGCCTACTTCGGGTTCGTCGTCGGCAACGTCAACGCGTTCGTCGCCTACACCAAGGGTTCGCTGCTCTAACCCGTTCTGCTGAAGGCGAGGTGTGCCGTGTTCGACTCCTATTCGCTGGGGCAACCCGTCCGCGTGGATACGGAGATCCGCGACGTCAACGGCACCCTCGTCAACGCAGCATCCATAGCGGTGAAGGTTCGTCGCCCCGACGCGACGGACCAGAACTACAGCAGCCCTGTGAA